TATCAACTTACACGCAGTTACCCCTAAAGTAGATAAGGAACAACGTGCCAAGCCACTTCAGGCTCGTATGAGAGCAGGGGGAGTACGATTTAACAAAGAAAAGAACTGGTATCCCACTTTAATTGATGAAATGCTGGTATTCCCTAGGGGTCAGCACGATGACCAGACTGATGCTCTTGCTTACATAGGGTTAGCCCTAGATAAGATTGTCCTAGCACCTTCTCAGGAAGAAAGAGAGGACGAGGAGTGGGAAGCTGAGTTTGGGGGTAATTTATTTGAAGGACAAGGACAGTTTACAGGTTACTAGAGTATATAATTCAAACTATTGACTCTGATACAATACTGTAGTATTTTCTCGTAAAGATTCCAACAAGGTAAATAATGAAGATAGAACAACTTTTGCGGTCAAAGAACATTGCAGAAGAAATGGATGACAATGACCTATCGTCATTGGGATACAAACTTCAAAATGAAATCAATTTAGATTTAACTTCCCGTCTTGACTGGGAAGAGCGCAATGAAAAAGCCTTAAAGTTGGCTCTACAAGTTGTTGAGAAAAAAACATTCCCTTGGCCTGGTGCATCCAATGTCAAGTTCCCTCTGATTACTATTGCAGCAATGCAGTACCATTCTAGGGCATATCCGTCCCTTTTGGGGCAAAACGAAGTAGTCCAGTGTCGTGTCTTCGGTAAAGATGATGATGGTGAGTTACACAAACGTGCAGAACGTGTATCTCGTCACATGACTTACCAAGTACTTGAAGAGGACGAAAGTTGGGAAGAGAATACAGACAAAACATTATTAGTACAGGCTATTGCAGGTACTGCTGTGAAGAAATCATACTTCGACCCAGTGAAGGGACACAATGTCTCTGAGTTGGTTCTTCCTAATGATTTCATTGTCAATTACTACACCAAGTCAATCATTGACTCTCCAAGAATCACACATCGAATTTACTTGTCCTCAAATGAACTCCATGAGCGTCAAGTACGTGGTATCTTTCTAAGACCTTCTGATGAAGCCCCTGCACCTAGTCAAATCAAGACTACTTTGCTCAATACTGCAAAGCAAGAGGCTCAAGGCGTATGGCAACAGACTGATGACCCAGATACTCCTTATGAGTTTTACGAATGCCATTTCTGGCATGACTTTGATGAAGATGGTTACAAGGAACCCTACATTGCTTACATCCGTGTGGATACTGGCATCATCTATCGTATCGTAGCTCGTTACTTTGAAGATTCTATTGAGAGGGCAGAGAACGGTGAAATTATCCGCATTAATCCTGAGCAGTATTTTACTAAGTACGGTTTTATTCCTAGCCCTGATGGTGGGTTTTACGACCTTGGCTTTGGAACCTTACTTGGCCCACTAAACGATTCTATTAACACCATTGTTAACCAGTTGATTGATGCTGGCACAATGAGCAATACAGGCGGTGGATTCTTAGGACGTGGCGTGAAGATTAAGGGTGGCGATTACACCTTTAAGCCAATGGAATGGAAGCGTGTTGACAGTACAGGCGATGACCTTCGTGCCAACATTTACCCATTACCAGTCCGTGAACCAAGCCCAGTATTATTCCAGTTACTCCAGATGCTCATTACCTATGGTGAGCGTATCGCTGGTGCAACAGACATTATGACAGGCGTATCACCTGGTCAAAACACTCCTGCTGAAACATCTCGCAATACCGTTGAGCAGGGTATGAAAGTATTTAATGGCATCTTCAAGCGTACTTGGAGAGCCATGAAAGAAGAGTTCCAAAAACTATATCGTCTAAATCAACTTTACCTCCCAAGTGACCCAGTAGAGTTCGAGTACAACAATGAGCTATCCTTTGTACTACCTGACGACTATTCTATGGATATGAAGTTAGTTAAACCTGCTGCTGACCCTAATGTTGTTTCAGATAGTCAACGCCAAATGCAAGCACAGGCTGTATTACAGTTAGCCCAAACCTCTGGTGGCTTCAATATGTATGAAGTCCAGAAGCGTTACCTCAATTCACTTAAAGTCTACGCAATTGACCAAGTTCTCCCTGACCCTAAAGGCCCTAACGCTATCAAGCCAGGCCCATCTGAGAAGATGCAAATTGAGTCTATGAAGAACCAAGAGCGTCAGATGAATCACCAACTCAGATTTAAACTTGGTATTGCCAAGCTCATGCAAGAGGCAGAGCTACAACAAGCCAAGATTACAGAACTCCAAGCCAAGGCTGTTTTAGAATTAGAACAAGCTGATGGTGTTAAGAGTGGGCAAGCAATTGCCATGTTGGAAGCCCAAATCGGTGCTAAGAGAGCACACGTAGATGGGATATTGAAGTCAATAGAGATGATGTCTAACCTAGAGAGAGAGGCAAACAGTGGTACAGAGCGAATGGCAGGAGTGGATTCAACATCCAGTAACGAGTGAGTTTTTTGCACACCTGAAAAGGGCAAGGCAGGAAACTATGGAGGGTTGGGCTAACCGTCAGTACACGACGGAAGCAGATAACCAATTTGCATTGGGCGGTATCTATGCCGTCAATCAAATCCTAGAACTCGATTATGAAGATATACAGGGGGCATAATGGCAACTATTCAAAACAACAGTGGCTGGATTGCCACGGGGCATCGTGTTCTCATTTTGGTAGACCAAGTTGAAAGAACAACGGAAAGCGGCATTATTATCGCTGACATCACAGCAGACAAAGAGCAGCTTGGACAAGACTCAGGCTTCGTTGTCGAAATTGGGCCTACTGCTTACTCCGACCAGACTGCACCTTGGTGTAAGGTCGGGGATTACGTTAAGTTTGGACGTTATGCAGGACAACTCGTCCGACCAAACGAAACAGACGATGAAAAAGAATACCGAGTGATAAACGACCTAGATGTGGTCTTAGTACAAAAGGAGCAGTGAAATGAGTGAGCAAGAACAAGTAGCACCAAATGATGTACCAGTGGAATTAGATACTGGAATGTCTAGTGAAGGCGGTGGCACAGTACCTGAAACTACCATTGTCGATGATGAAACACTTTCTGAGGCTAAACGCCAAGGATGGGTTCCACAAGACCAATATGATGGCCCTGAAGGTAAATGGGTTGACGCAGAAACCTTTGTTAAGCGTGGTAAGGAGATTAATGCCCTATTACGCAAGGATAATGAGTTCCTAAAGCGTGAAGTATCCGAAATGAAGTCTACTATGATGGAATTTAAAAAGTTCCATGCTGAGACTGAAAAACGGGCTTATGACCGTGCTATGGCAGATTTACGCCAACAAAAGAAAGATGCTATTAGCTCTGGCGACGGAGATAAAGTTCTTGAAATTGATGATGCTATTGACGAACTTAAAACTCGTAAAGCAGAAGCTCCTGTAGAGCGTCCATCAAATCAACCTGACCCTGTATTCATGCAATGGAATGAAGACAATCCTTGGTTCGGAAAAGATACAGAACTTACAGAAGAAGCCAACCTGATTGGTGAAGTAATCAAGCGTAAACAACCTACCCTTATCGGTGAGGCATTCCTTGATGAAGTTACCAAGCGTGTTAAGAAAGCATACCCAGAGAAATTTACCAATGCTAACCGTACACGTCCATCCCCAGTAGAAGGAACAACTGCTCCTAAAGCTGGAAGCAAGGCTGGTAAGTCATTTAATGACCTTCCACAAGAAGCTAAGAACGCTTGTCTTAAATTCGAGAAGCAAGGTTTATTGACAAGAGAGCAGTATTTGAAGGAATTTTTTGGTTGATACTTGACAGATAAGTTCAAATATCATATACAATCACATAATAAGTTAGGAGCATCAAATGGCAACAAGAGGCAGAGTAGCACAGAGCAGTCCTGAAACTCAGGATAAAACTTTGGTTCGTTCAGAGGCAGACCGTACAACAGACACAGTTCGCACACAAGCGAAACGTCCTCGTAGAGGTTCAATCGGAGTTCCAAGACTGCGTTTGGCTGTAAAGTTTGAAATCCCTGGTTATCATCTCTGCTGGCAGAATGATGACGGTGGAGTAGAAAACGCAATAGATAGCGGATATGAATTTGTAACTCGTGGCGAAACCGAGACAGAGCAAGGTGTAGAACCTTCAAACATCGACATGGGCGACAAAATCAAACAAAAGGTAGGAACACTTGAAGGTGGCGGTGCTTTATATGCCTATTTAATGAAAATCAAGCAAGAGTGGTACGAGGAAGATATGGCTGAGCTTGAAGCTAATAATAGAGCAATACAAGATGCTATCGCTGGTGGAAATATTAATGGAGCGATTGGTCAAGATGGAAAATATGTTTCCAGTATCTCGGTCAAACGGTCTTAAACTTAATTTTATTAAAGGACT